CCAGATTGTGCCTGGGCAATAACATCCCTTCCAGATTTTATAGGGAGGAACGTTTTTTTTTGTATTTCACTAGGCGCTTCAAACCCATACGCAAATACACCTCTTAAAAGTTCTGTTTTCATTCCAAATTCGTCCCATGTAATGTTTTCTATACTGTCTTGCATATAAAACATGAGAAACAATTTTTATATTCTATTTACAAATAATAAATATTTGAAAAGATATAAATGTTTTCGTGTAATCTTTATAGTGAATTTATGAAAGTATATACTCTGGATGATTATTCCCATGTTCTATTTGACGGATTCTCTTATATTTTGCCGGACTCTGTATTATCTAACATAAACGCGCTAACAAAGGAGTTTGAAACGTTTGCACCATCAACGTCCGCTTCGTTTGTTCCCGAAGAAAAACAAAAACGACCCGCTACTAGAGAGGGAGGATTTAATAAGAAGCCAAGAATGAGAAAAAATGATTCATTTGAGGATTGGGGCGCATCTCGCGCATTTAAAACAACAGTTATTGAAAAAAAGGAGGGCCTGGATAAAATTATAACCGATATACGGGCGAGTTTAAATAAAATTTCGGTAAAAAATTACGAGAACCAAAAAGAACAAATAGTAAATTTCACGCATCTTTTAGTGGAAGACAACGCCGATTCCTTGCAACGAATAGGAAATTCCATATTTGATGTAGCTAGTAACAATAAGTTTAATTCCGCGATCTACGCCGATTTGTATAAAGATATGTTATTCTTGTTTCCGTCCTTGAAGAATGTGTTTTTAGAATTCTTGACTACTTATAGTGAAAGCATTAAAGAAATTCATTACGTAGATTCGAATACAGATTATGATAAATATTGCGATTATAACAAACAGAACGATAAGAGAAAGGCAATAAGTACATTTTTATCGAATTTGGCGAAAATTGGATTACTTGAAAAGCAAAAGGTATTTGACCTTATATCTTATTTACAAAACACAATTCAGGAATACATGGACATAGAAAACAAAACAAACGAACTGGAAGAAATAACAGAGAATCTTTATTTGTTTATTACTATGTTAAACCCACTTTTCAAAGAGGACCAAGAATGGACTCCTATTCTGGAAAATGTAAAATCGTATTCGCAATTGAAGGTAAAAGATAAGAAAAGTTTATCGAGTCGAGCTATTTTTAAGTATATGGATATTTTAGAAGTCGTCGGAAAACAATAAATTTATATTGTGAACGGAAAAGAAAATAAATACCATTTATATAAGTAACTATACAAATGGTAAAGTCAAAGTTAAGACCGGATAACATAGAGTATAAAGAAACAAAAAATATTGATGAAGAGGACATTGGTATTGAAGCGTCATTGTATGAATACGAAACGAAATTTGGAATAACTATAGTTATTGCTTTAGGTAAAGAAAAATACACATACTCAAAATACGAAATTATTTATTTCCCTATTTATTTGGTAATCAACGATAGGCCCAAATGTAGAATAGGAGCATTTGAGATAGATAGCAATCAATTCATAAACATATTAGATGAAGATAACGACGTTGTTTTGGAAAAGGGGAATTTATTATTGTTTAGTTTCGCGAACGAAGAATTTTTAAAGAAATTGTTGAGCGAATCCATTAAAAAAAATAACGTTGATGATGAGGTCGTTGTTATCGAACCCGAAGAAGAAAAAATAGAAATAAACGACGAGATCGCTGTAATGCGTTTAAAATTACCAACGCAACAGTTGCCCGTCGCGGAACCATTAAAAAAACAGGGCATTTTTACTATAGATAAAACGAAAAAAACGCCCTTGAATTTAGTGGAGGAGAATGAAGACATGTCGAATTCATTAAAAGAACAATATGTGGAATCGAGTAAAACAAACTGGATAGAGAAATTTATGAAGAATAATAATTACGATATTATAGATAACGAAGGCGGCGGTGATTGTTTTTTCGCGGTAATACGCGACGCATTTCAGCAAATAGGTCATGACACCACTGTTGAGAAATTACGCGCGCTTTTATCCGAAGAAGCCACGGATGAAGTATATATGCAATATCGCACTTTGTATTTGAATTTTCTCGCGGAATCTCAACTCAAGGATAAAGAATTAAAAGAAATAAAAAAAACTATAGGAGAACTAAAAAAACGCAGCGAGGCGACGAAAAACAAGGATGAAGTAAAAAAAATAATTACTGAGGTTAAAACCATGAACGAAAGATTTACGCGCATCAAAACGGAAAAAGAGGATTTAAAAGACCTGATGGGCGAGTTTAAACATATGGAAGACATAGATACATTTGAAAAATTTAAAGAGTTTATAAAAACTTCCGCGTATTGGGCGGACACATGGGCAGTATCCACTCTTGAACGTTTATTAAATATAAAAATGATTATTTTATCTAGCGAATCTTTTGACCAAGGAGATCTGGATTCTGTCCTACAATGAGGCCAATTAAATGATAGAGATTTGGAAAACCAAGGTAAATTTACACCGGATTTTTATATTATGACCTGTTATTTGGGTTATCATTATCAATTAATATCGTATAAACATAAAAGAATATTAAAATTTTCCGAAATACCGTATGATGTAAAAATATTGGTCATCAATAAGTGTATAGAAAAAAATGCCGGTCCTTATTATTTGATACAAGATTTTCGAAACTTAAAGACGCGGCTTGGACTGTCCCCCGACGAAGGCGCGCCGTCTTCTGATGACGATGAATATTTGGTGGATGATTTATATGAGCCCGATGTGGTATTCATGTTTCACGCAAAATCAGAGGGTAAGGCAAAAGCGGGTAAGGGCTCGGGTGAAAAAATACCAGATGCGCGAATGACCGAGTTTAATTTTTTAAATAAAGATAGTACGTGTAAAGATTGGAGAAGGAAGTTGGACGATTCTTGGATAACTCCTTTTCAATTGGACGGTCACCGATGGTCTTCTGTAGAACATTATTATCAAGCGTCGCAATTTAAAAAAGGATACCCCGATTTTTATCTACAGTTTTCGCTTGATAGTGATACGGATATATCAAAAGATATAGCAATAGCTAGAGCGGCGGGAAGTAAAAGCGGTAAATATAAGGATAGAATAGTTCGGCCCAAAAACGTAAAGTTTGATTCAGATTTCCAGCAAGAGGAATTGTCGGTAAGAAAATTGGAAGAACGCGACGCTGCCCTGGAAGCGAAATTTACGCAAAACATGGACCTGAAGAAAATTTTAGCGGAGACAAAAAAGGCAAAATTGGTTCGTTTCGTAAGAAGCATGCCCCCTATTGTAGACGAAGCGCTTATGAAAATTCGCGCAATAATAGTAAGGCCTCAAAATTAGATAGTATTATAATATTTCGGTTAAGGTGAGAATAATAATAATATGAAAAAACAAATGACACACAATATGATTTCGAGAACCCCAACGTTTTCGCGAAAAACAATTACTTAATATAGAAAGATTGATAATCATGACAAGAGATAACAAAAAAGCCAGTTTGTCTACGTAGTCATTTTTTTGATATAAAAAAATATATAGACACCCCGTTATAATAGCTAGTTTTGCGAGGAACCCATCTATTTTATGCCTTATACAGTCGCGTATCGGATTCGACCAAAATAAAACAGATACTATAGATGCGATAATGATTAAACAATCAAACATAGTTTCTATTTTATCAGTTGTTTTAATTAAATTTAATACGGCGGGAACCGACATTAGAAACGACGTAAGAATTAAAAGTTTATGTGACATTTTATAATAAAGTGGTTTATATTATAAAATCTCAAACAACGACATGCGTAAAGTATTTTCTAAAATAGGGGGACTGTTTCCTCTATTGTTCTCGAAACGATTTAATGCTGTCCTAAATTCGTTTTGGACATAATGCGATTGTATAAATCCAACATAACTAGAAACGTTTTTATTTGTTTTATTGAAATTTAAGGTTTCTCCATTGTTGTCTACGCACCATTCTATGTAATCGTTTACGTAAAAAAGACAAATACTTTTTATTACATAGTAGGATAATATTTGTGTCTTCTCTTTATAATTCACCAATGCCTTGTTTTTTTTCTCAATGACATCGTCATAGGTCAAATGGAAATGGTCTAGTACTTTTGCGCATTGAAATAACGAGAACATTTTTTCGTAATATAAAAGCTGTTCGGTTTTTTCTATCATTTTATCTATGTTTTTTGAACGGCTCGATAAATAAGAGATAAACATCACGTTTAAAGTTTCGGCCCATGTTTCGCAGTACGTTTCGTATAATCGCACATCTGATTTTAAATGAAATAGCTTTAATATCAATTCGTCCGGCGCATTGTTCTCCATTCCGGAAAAATCGAGTCCCATGCAATGAAAGGTTTCATGAATAAATACTTTAAACCATTCCTCTTCTCTAAATATATTAATTTCGGTTTCGCTTTTACAAGATGTAGTAAAGGCGGTGTTTGCGTGATTTCTTTCGATAGGCGATCCTTGTTTATCCGGTAAATATTTTTTTGCGTTTGTAAAGTAAAGATTTATTTTCAAGCTTTGAGAACATTTTGAATTAGCGAATTGAGATGCTGTATATAGCCAAATAAATATTCTCTTGATGTGTTGTTGTATTAATTTTCGCGAAGCTCCATCCGAATGATACATGCAAATAGTATATTTTCTAGTGCCTATGTAGAATAGAATAGTCGTCTGTTGATTTTGCTGTCGTATTAATTTTTGAATTCCTTCTGGTACGTAACTATCCACTTCATGAATAGTCGTAAGGAATTCTTTCGTTATAAAAGTAGGTTCTCTATATAAAACTTCTCCGGCAGAAAAGAGGGAAAACAATCTGGATAGTAATTTATTCGTCTTAGCGGAAAATGGTTTGTGGCGTATTGCTCTAGGGTAATTTGTCTTTAAAAAAGATAAAATAGTATGGGATATTTCTTTCATCTATTGTATTCTTATATATTTTTATTAGACAAAAAATTGATAACGCCAGCGCTCAACATTGTTTCAGCATAAAATACATCATGGGAATAAAACGTCTGAATAGATTCTTTTTAGATAATTGTAATAAGCGATCGATTTATAAGCTACATTTAAAAGCGCTTTCGGGAAAAACTCTAGTAATCGACACAAGCATATATATGTATAAATTCGCAGGAGACAATGCTCTTGTCGAAAACATGTATTTATTAATATCTATATTTAAAAAATACAATATTGAACCGATATTTATATTTGACGGAAAACCGCCCCCCGAAAAAAAGACGCTTTTGGCTCAGAGAAAATTAGAAAAAATGGATGCGCAAAAAAAGTATATGGAAATGAAGACACTTTTGGAAACCGCTCAATTAAATGACGCGAAACGACAAGAGGTTGTTGCGGACATGGAGCAGTTAAAGAAACAGTTTATTCGAATAAAGGACGCGGATAATAAAAAAGTAAAGGACCTTATGGACGCTTATGGAGTATCATATTATGACGCTGATGGAGAGGCGGACGCGCTATGTTGCTTTTTGGTAAAGACGGATAGGGCGTGGGCTTGCGTAAGCGATGACATGGATATGTTTCTGTACGGATGTAATCGAGTGGTTCGCCATTTAAGTATTCTAAACCACACAGCAGTATTTTATGATACTCTAAGTATACTTTCCGATTTGAAGTTGAACGAAGATATGTTCAGAGATATACTTATCATATCAGGCACTGACTATAATACAAATAGCGAAACCAATTTAACGGAGACGATGAAGTGGTTTAATGAATATAATAAAAGTATTCGCTCGAGTGATTGCGATAAAACGTTTCACGAATGGTTATTAAAATACACAAAGTATATTAAAGACGCGAATCACCTCGCAAAAATTAAAGAAATGTTTTGTCTAGACGCACGAAATGATTTACTATCTAAAATTGAAACGGGTTCGATGAATTCTAAAACAATGAACCGCGATTTAATAAAATTGTTATTAAAAGAGGAAGGGTTTGTGTTTGTATGATTAGACGTTGATTTTAAGGCACCAATAAATGCTATTATATATAATTTTTGCTAGTTCTACATTGTTTTGGCCCTGACTCGAAACGTTAAAAATATAAGCATTAATACCAACACTTCTTGAACCGTTTGCCGGTTTGTAAGCAACTATAAAAGGTATATTATTTTGTGTTGTCGCCACAACTGTTGCATCTGAATTCGGAATTATATCAATAACAATACTCTGAAGACCCACGGGCGGATTAAAGGAAATTCCATTATTACATCTTTTTAATATGGGATGCTCATTCAAAAATTTTATTTTTGATAAATCCACGTTTCCGTACTTATAATCAACTTTATAAGCAAACGGCGTATTTGCAAATAAAAAATTCGGAATTGTGGTGTTTTGCCATACATTATTTGCCATAATAACATTACCGCCAGAATTGATATAGTTTTGTAAATTATAACCAAAATTTTGGTCGTATTCTGTTAAATCAATGGTTTGGTCGGTAAGTCCGTCGTAAAATGGTACAACTTTGGTACAAATTATTACCACGCCGTATTTACTTATATTTAAATCGGCACCATTGTAAGGAACATATGTCGTATGATATTGTAGATCGCTACCTAACGTATCTATTTTTTGTTTTATCGCTATTAATGATATATTTCCGGTGGGATTGTTACTCGCGTCATATAGACCCATATTTACTGTTTGTGGATATTGTAACGTATCCGTATAACTTAAATCGGATTGTATTTGTAAAAGTTGTTTTTGGAGATTGAGAGCGTCGTTCGGTGAATTATAATCATGAATTAATAACACATTATTACTGTGAATTATGGAGTTTGCTGCGTCCACGGCTTGTAATGTGTATATGTATTTGCCTGTTGCCTTTTTCGGAACAATACTTCCAGAACCTCGCATTCTCACGATGGCATCGTTTTTTGCGTTTTTGTCATAAAAATCAAACAGATTCATTTTACATTATAGGTGTAAAATAAATCCTAACTAAACGTAACACTTCCTCCGGTTTCATTTGTTGTTGCCAATCCAATGGCGTAATTTCTTTTACGTTCCAAAACCGAAGAGGCGTCGCGGCGCGTGCTTCCGTAAAATTTCTTTTTCCAAATCATACTTTGGTCGCTCGACGGAGCAGATAAATTTTGGAGAGATAAATCCAAGGATTTGATATAAACTGCCCGTCCTGATGCAAAAACGCTATCTCCCGATGAATTCGCGTCTTTAAATGGCATAGCCCTCGGCGCATTTAATATGCGGTTGTTGTTTTCTTGTTTTACTGGCGGAAAAGATGCAAATGTGTAATTTTTAAACATATATATACTATTCCTATAATAGTTTATTCCGCTTTTCTAAATAATAGAAGCAAGGTAGCACCCATTAAAATCTTCGTTTCCGGTGTGCATTAAATTGATACCTACGTTTACGTAAATGTTTCCACCCATTTCAGTCCATCGGTGACAAAACATCCAGTCCTCAGAAAAATAATGGTCATCTTGTACGCCACAATCAAATAGCGCGTAAGCATATTTGTTCTCGGATCCAACTAAAAATCCTACGTCGTCTGTATATTTTGTATGAGGATACGCCTCTGCCATTTTTTCAATAACCTCGCGCTTGAACATCATGAAACCAGTGGCTAAATGTTTTACCTTTGCTAAATTGGCATCTATATTTAATACGCTATCTATGTAATTAATGTTATACTTTAACAGATTATGTTGTATTGCGTTTGCGTCTGAAATGGCGCTGCTAAATTGCGAGGCGTTTTTCTTTTGAATCCATTTTTGAACCACGTTTTCTTCCTTCGTAAGTCGTTCCCAAAAATAGTGCTTGAGAGGGTATACTCCTCCGCATAAACATTTATCCGAAAGCATTAATTTTAATACATCAATAGGGTCCCAGGTAATATCGGCGTCGATAAATAGAATATGAGTACATTCTTCGTCGTGCATTGCTTTTGCTACAAGATTGTTACGAGCGCGGGAAACTAAACTATCATTTCTGCAGAATTCTATCGTCATGGGGATGTTAAATCGCGCCAGCAATTCTTTGGTGGCCATAATACATCTCAAATAATTTACGTAGCAAACGCTGCCGTACGTAGGGGTTAAAACGCATAACTTGGGTTTCTTTGATTCCACGAACTTTTCAATTCGTTCCTCAAACGTTTGCGGTTGCTTTTCTTCCAAATTCATACGCTTATATGAATTTGAATTCTGTTTATATTTATATCATTTTTTGGTATTAGCTTTTATTTTAAGCGGTGGCGTCAACCGCGGGGGTGGCCTTGATGAAGTGGTGCTTCATGAACTTCTGGAGATTGAAGTAGGTAAGCTCGTCCTCCTTGCTGAGCTTGAGGAGCTTGGAGAGCTTGTTGTCGGGGTTGATCTTGCGGCCGTTCTTCTCGTCCTGGAGCTTGTTGGCGCGAATGTACGCGTTGATCTCCTTGCTCACGGCAGTGCGAGCCATCTCCGTGCCAACGGTCTTGCCAAGGAACTCGGCAAGCTCGTCGCTGATGCGGGTGGGCTTCACGAAGCCAGAGGGCTGACGGTTGCCGGACGTGCGCCTCTTCTTGGCGCTGGCCTTCTGGGCGCTCTTCATCTCGCGGGAAACGGCCTTCTCGAGGTTCTTGAAGTCATTCTTGAGCGCGGTGAGGAGCCCAACAAGCTGCTGAAGCTTGGCGCCATACTCCAACATCTTGGTGGACACCGCGGAATCGGCGGCAACCTCAACAACGGGGGCGGCGGGGGCAACGGCCTCCTCGACAACAGGAGCGGCGACCTTGGCGGCAGCGGGCTTCTTTGCACGAGGGGCCTTGGCCGCGGGGGCGGCGGCAACAACGGGGGTAGCAGCGGGAGCAGAAACATTCTTAGCGGCTCTGACCATTCTGGGCAGTTATACATTATATTGCGAGTTCTTTTTAAGTGATTTGACGCAAATATATTTATTTGTTTGTTAATTATAAATCGTCGCATCATTTTTCCTAAGGTCTTTGAAAAACAAAAAATAAAACGCGTTTTCAATAAACAATAGATTCGTATAACCAAGGAAGCGCGTTTCTTGCTGGAAATGAAACCAATGTTAATGCCGAAAGTAGATGAAAAGCAAATATTTTTCTATATTCATCGTCAAACCCGCTATATATTAAATTTTCCATAGCAGTGACACATAATATTTGAAAATCTTGTATCGGAGAGTCATTATGATGTATATTTCGAACAAAAATATTCGAAAATGGTTCTAAGAAAGGGCATATTTTTTTCTTCATTTCGTAAGATAATTGCGCTCGAAAATTCCATATGTCAAGTAAATATCTATAAAATCGCAAATATCCAATTCTATCGAGATTGGTGAACCAAGAACTTTGTGTATAATTTCCCAACTGATCGATTTCCATAAAAAGGTTTTGAATACGTTCGTTAATTGGTTTTAGTCGGCACGCAACAATATGATTATATCTAGTGTTCATGTCTGCTATGTTATAATTACCGGGTATAATTCGAGGGTGTAGATATTCTCTTGTGAAATTACTTGCGTATTCTTGTTCTTCTGTTTCTCGCGTTGGTCTTATTCTATTCGGCATGCGAAATGCATTATTAAAGTGTATAAATTCCGTTTCTGCATTGAAGTTCTCGAATATGATTTTAGTAAAATTGTTAAGGGTTATCACATCTCGAATACAATTGTCTGGAAATTTTTCTCTATTGTAAGGATTTTTAAGAGACGATTTGTTTTTAATAATCTGCACGAGAGAAGTGATGTTAAACCCATATACAAAATTTTTCTCGTCTTTGTAACTATAAAATAGTTCATAGGGTATTTCGGATAAGGGCTCTAGTGTAACAAAATCGGTGTCATTTACACATAAACTTCTATTTTTATATGCACTACCTCTTAGCAAAAATGATTTGCGAACCATCCATCCTCTGAATGTTTTTTGTAACGTTACGGAGAACTTCATTTTTTTAAATAGATCCTGGATTCTCTGAATTAGCACATCTTTGTTTCCGGTTCTCGTTAAATTATATTCTTTGATGATTGTTTTAAGTTCGGGCAACTTATATTTTTTAAGCTGAACGTTTTTTTTAAAGTAATCGTGATATGTCAATGTATAGGA